TTTAGAAGCCTACTTAGTAGAGAGTTGGATTGTTGAAGACCCGAAAAAAGATAAGTCCGCAATTTACGGATTAGATGCTGAACAAGGCGATTGGATTGGTACTATGAAATTTGAAAGTGACGAAGAGTATAACAAGGCTTTAGAGAATGGAACGGGGTTTTCCTTAGAGGGTGTGTTTAGTGAGAAAGTAATTTTAAATAGTAATAAAATGGATTTTAAAACAATGAAAGACGAAATAGTTAACGAGTTGAAAAGCTTGTTTTCTAAGACCGTCAAATTAGCGCAAGCCAATCTAAAAGAGGGTGCGGGCGTTATTGAGTTCGAGGGGGATATGCCTACAGTTGGCACTCCTTTAGCTTTGGTAACTCCTGAGGGGACAGTCCCTGCTCCTGCGGGCGAGTACACTTTGGAAAACGAAGCGGTTATAATCGTTGGAGAAGATGGTAACATCGCAGAGTACAAAGAGAAAACCGAAGAGGTTGAAGAGGTAGAGGTTGAAGTTGAGCAAGCGAAAGAAGTAGCACCAACAACATCGTTAGACCAAACGGGAGAATTGAAAGATATGATTTCGTCAATCTTAGTAAAATTCGGAGAGGATTTAAAAGCTGAGTTTGCAAATCAAATCGAGGCTAAATTCAACGAAAGCAAAAAAGAAGTTGAAGAGTTAAAAGTAGAATTAAGCGAGCAACCGGCGGTAACAAAAACCAAAGTCGCTCCGATTGAAAAAGAAGTTAAAATGGCTACAACGACAAGAGGTCGTTTAGTTGAATCATTAAATAATTTAAAACAGAAATAAAAAATGGCTACATCAGTAACAGTAAACAGTAACTATAACGGTACGGTTGCAGGCGAAATAGTAGGTAAGGCGTTCAAAGAAGCGGATACTATCGCAAAAGGTTTGGTAACAGTATTACCTAACATTCCCGTAAAAACATCAATTCGTAAAATTGACTATGGAAATGGTCGTCAAGATTTCTCTTGTGGGTTCACTCCTGCGGGTTCGGTAACTTTAGCCGAAGTGGTTTTAGAGCCAAAGAAAATCAAAAACGAGGCAGAAATTTGTAAAGAGGATTTCCGTAATGTATGGGATACCGCTACAATGGGGTTCTCTGCGCATAACGACAATATGCCTGTAGATGAAGAGCAAGCCTTATTAGTTGAAATCTTAGCAGACACAGCACAAGCTACAGACGCAAATATTTGGACGGGAGATGCTACAAACGACGGAGAATTTGATGGGTTTATTCCTTTATGGTTAGCAGATGCAACAGTAATCGACGTTGCTACCCCTATCGCTCCTGCAAAAGCGACTATTATTGCAGAAATCGAAAGCGTATTGGATGCAGTGCCTATCGCATTAAGAAGAAAAACTGACTTAGTATTTGCAGTTTCTCCTGATGTTGCATTAGCTTACACTCAAGCGTTAGTTTCAGCAGGAATCAACAGCGGGTTTGGTGGTGCAGATATGGAGTTAAGATATGGTACTTACAAAATGGAAGTTATCAACGGTTTGCCACCTGCAACTATGGTAGTTTACCAAAAGAAAAACTTGTATTTTGGAACTGGTTTGCTTTCGGATCACAATATCGTGGCTATCAAAGATATGGATGAAACCGATTTAAGCGGTACAGTACGTTATAAAATGGTTTACACAGCAGGTGTACAATACGTTAGAGGTAACGAGATTGTTCTTTACACTACTTACACAGTATAATAATAATTTAACCGCCTCATAATCGGGGCGGTTTTTAAAACAAATAACATATATGGCTTGTGACTTTATTATAAGCGGTCGTTTATTAGAGTGTAAGAATTACACGGGTGGACTTAAAAATGCGTATTTAGCCCCTTGGGAAGATTATGGATTTACGGTTACATCTTCGGAACTTACATCTATAGGCACGCTTGCAGAGGTATTCAAATTTGAATTAAAAAATACGGGAAATATACCGACTGAAACTGAAACAGCTTCAAGAGATAACGGGTCTATTTTCTACGATGCAACTATTGAATTAGTATTAACGGGATTGAGTGCGCCTCTTGTAAATCAGGCTAAACTTTTGAGCCGTGACAGAATGGTTATGTTCTTAGAGGACAACAACGGTTTAGTTCACTGTTTTGGAATTGAAAACGGTGTTGATAAAACTACGGGAACGAGAGAAATTGCAGGAGATTTAGGCGGATTCTACGGACTTAAAATGACATTCCAATCATTAGAGCCAGATACAGCACCAATCTTATCAGGTTCAGCAAAGACATCGCTTTTGGCTATCGTTTCGCCTGATTACGTGAATGCAGGAGCATAATAATTAAAAGAAAGGAGCATTAAACCCATCTATTAAGGTGGGTTTTTTGTTTTAATACAAAATGCTTTTTTGTTGTTATTATAGTATGACAATATTAAGACCATCTTTAGAAACTCAAAGCATAACTATAATCCCTCGTTACGATGCGGAAAATGTTGTGCTTACTTTATTAAATGAGGAAACCCAAGTCTTAAATACTTTTAACATTTCAAGTACTTATGCAAACGGTTATATGGGTTTAGAATTTGAGTTTGATTGCTTAGAGGCTGAGAGTTTCAACTTAGAGGTAAAAGATGGCGATACTGTTTTGTTTAGAGGCAAAGCGTTTGCAACGGATGAAACAGATTTAGAGAATTACAAATTAAGTAAAAATTTACTACAATGAGCGATATACGAATAGTTAACCTTTCATCACATCAAAGTCCAATATTCACACCTACAAAAAATAAAGAGTGGATGTTGAACGGTAAGGATAACGCAGGCTATACTTATATAATTGACAGATACAAATACAGTCCGACTAACTCGGCAATCATTGATAGTTACTCTAATTACATTAACGGTAAAGGATTGACGGCTAAATATACGCCTGCTCAGGCTTCGGAATGGGCAAAAATTCAGTCAATTATAACCAAAGACGAACTGAGAAAAATTTGTCAAGACTTTGCAATTTTTGAAGAGTCAAGCGTTGAAATAATTTTAGGTAAATCAGGTAGTGAAATTGTAAGTATAACGCATTTACCAAAGGAAAAAGTAATGCCGAGTGTGGTAGATGAAAACGGGGAAATCTCTTCTTATTTTTATAGCTATGATTGGAGTGATATTCGTAAATATCCACCACAAGAAATTCCCGCCTTTACTTTAGATACTAAAGAAAAAAGAACGGTTTATATAATTAAGAAATATAGTATTTCAGACTTTTACTTTACACGCCCATCGTATTTTAGTGGATTGAATTATGCGGAATTAGAAGAAGAAATTGCTGTTTATTCTGTTAATCATATTAAGAACGGATTGAGTGCGGGTCATATAATCAATTTTAATGATGGCGAGGCAGACACAGAGGTTAAAGACAGAATAGAGAGAAACATCGATAAAAAGTTAGCAGGCTCTAACAATGCAGGAAAGCGCATTTTATCTTTTAACTCTAATAAAGAAAACGCTACGACTGTAGAGGCTATCGAGATAAGTGATGCACACCAACAATACCAATTTTTTAGCGAAGAGGCACGCCGTCAATTAATGGTTGCGCACAAGGTTACAAGTCCAATACTTTTTGGAATTAAAGATAACACGGGATTTGGTAATAATGCCGACGAAATGACAACGGCTTTTGATGAGTTAATGCTAAACGTTATCAAACCAAAACAAGATGTAATCTTAGAGGGTTTAATGTACGTTTTAAGACAAAACAAATCGACTTTAAAATTAGAGTTTATACCGCTTAGAGGTTCGGCAGTAGGTACTGAAATGGACGCTAACCAAAACAGCTACAACGGTGCGCAAATTTCATCGGCTATCGATGTAGTGGCAAAAGTAAAAGAGGGAATATTAACTAAAGAGCAAGCGATTGTATTCTTAATTCAGTTCTTACAATTACCGAAAGAGGTTGCTTTGGCTATGTTTACAGAGCAAGCCGTTCCTATTCAACAGTTATCAAAGTTTCACAAATTTAACGAGGTTACGGTTGCTGAGGGTTTAATCGCTTTGGGCGAAGATGAAAATTTAAACGAGTGGGAGTTAGTAGCTGAGTGCGAAGTAGATTATACCAACGAATACAGCTTTGCCTCTACGGGTTCAGCATTTCCAAACGCTAAAAGTGAGCAAGACAATGCAGACTATATGGTTAGATACCAATACGCACCGTTAAAAGTTAGCGAAAACAGCAGAGATTTTTGCCGTAAGATGGTAAATGCAGGTAAAATCTACAGAAAAGAGGACATTATTCGTATGGAAAACGAGGTAGTTAATGCGGGTTGGGGTGCTGAGGGTGAAGATAAATACTCTATTTGGCTATACAAAGGCGGGGGCGATTGCCATCATAAATGGTTTAGAAAAATCTACGTTAAAAAAGGCGTAAAAGCGGATGTTAATTCGCCTTTAGCTGAGTTAATTTCAACTACAAAAGCACGTCAAGAGGGTTTCAATCCGCCTGCAAATAACGATTTAGTAGCTATTGCCCCAAAAGATATGCCTAATAACGGATTTTTAAAAGACAGATAAGATATGAAAGCGATAATAAGAGCGAGCGACATCGTAAAATATACCCCGATTGGTGGCAATGTAGACTTAGATAAGTTTTTACCGTGCGTTTTGGATGCACAAATCACAGACTTAGAGCCGTTATTGGGCGAAAGTCTATACAATAAAATAGCTACAGACTACGAAAACGATGCTTTAACGGGACTTTATGAAACGTTATACGAAAACTATATCAAACCTTTTTTAATTCACGCAAGCGCAAAGAATTATTTTCTTATCGGTGCTTACCAAATTAACAACGGGGGTATAATGAAACATACAACCGAGAACAGCGAAAGCATTTCTAAAAGCGAAATCGACTATTTATACACAAACCAACGTAGTAAATGCGAAGTTTATGCTGGGCGAATGAAAAAATGGCTTGTACGCAATCGTATAGACGAATACTACGACTTTAACGAGGTAGTAAACAAACGAGGTGTTGATTATGGTGCTTGGTATTTCGGGGGTGCTTCGAGTTGTGGTAACGAACAAATAGATACTTATGAGCAAGACTAAAAAACCGACCAAACCGAGAATCGAAAACGAAAAGAAATTACAAATATTTTTAGCAAAATTACAAAAAGATGGCAAGACAAACGGTTAATATCGGAAGCGCACCAAACGACGGAACGGGCGACCCGTTAAGAGTAGCCTACGATAAACTTAATGATAACTTTTTAGAGATTTACGACGATGGCGGTGCGAATATAACAGTAAACAATCCCGTTACTTTAACCGAAACTACTTTGGATGTGGCTTTGGCAGACATCGAAGCGGGAGGCGGTGCCGGTGCAGTAACCTCTGTAAACTCCGACACGGGCGCAGTAATTGTGGATTTGCAGAGTGCAACGGATGAGGGAAACGAAACTACAAACGATGTAATATTTCGATTAGATGCAGATAAATTTATAAAAATAGATAGCACAAACCAAGTTATACAAATATTTGATTTAACAATTGATGCTGTTAATCCTATTGCATATTGGAATGGCACTCAAATTTCTTTTGCTGATGCTTCTAATAATGTTTTAGATATGTCGCCTACATATTTTGCATCTAATTTTGCAGATGGTAGTCTTTGGCAATTTTCGGGCGCAATTTTAAGTATTGCAGATGGAAGTGGTAGTATGGATTTAACTCCAAATGCTTTGCAATTTAATGCGGGTGCAAGCGCAACTCTTTACTCAATTGATAAGATTACAATAGATGCAGTTGATTACGATTTACCAACGGGTGCAAGTTCTCAAATTGCTACTTTATTAGACATTCCTGCACCTATCACAATCGATGCAACCCCAACAGATGGAAGTAGTAACGCAGTAAGTTCAAACGGGGTTTTCGATGCTTTGGAGACAAACTTTGAAAAGGCTATAATTAAAGATAACTATTTTTGGTTTTCACCAAATTCTGTATCAAATAATGCAGGCTCGAATGGTTTTAATTTTAGTCCATATTTAAGTAATAATGTCGTTGTTTATCAAGGTAATTCAAATCCAAATAATTCTTCGGGAATGATAAGATTTGCATCAACTTCAACAGCGGGAACACTTGGATTTATAAGGAGGAATGATTTTTTTGTTATAACTAATTATATATGTAAATTAACACGCAAAATTAGATTTGAAACCAATATAAGCGGTCAAAGATTTTTTTGCGGATTTACTAAAAACAATCAGTTTTCCGCGCCTACAAATGTTGAGCCAAGTACGCTGACAGATATTGTAGGAGTTTGTCAATTATCTACTTCTACAAATATGCACGTTATACATAACGATGCAAGTGGAACGGCCACAACTATTGATTTAGGAACTGATTATCCTTGTAATACTAATATTTACAACTACTTTATAACTATTGAGCAAAACGCTTCAAATTATGTAGTTACAGTTGAAAGGGTTACAGTTGCAACGGGTGTAAGTATTTCAACAACAAACACGTTAACAACTAACATAATGGATTATACTACGGGTACAATTCAAATATGCACTTGGATAACTAACAACGCAACGGCTTCAATCGCTTCGTATTTAGATGGCGGTGGGTTTGGTAAATTTAATAATTAATATATGGCTTATTTTAAAACAAAATACGGAACGATAATTAACGAAAACAACGTAGTTATCCCAATGGATGAAAGTAGTCCGCTATGGCTTGAATATGTTGCTTATTTGCAAAATGATGGTACAATTTACGATACTGATTTCTTAACCGATATTGATTTAGAGATACAAAGAAAA